AAAATGAAATGATAATATCTATCAAAATCTTTATTAAAGTTTTGACTTGTTAATCCATTTCTAACTAAATAAATTTCATTACCAAAAAGAACCCTAAAATTAGGGTTGTCTTTTTTTATTTTGTTATAATATTTCTCTGCTCTAACCGCACTAGCTATTGTATCATGTTCGGTAATTGCTACTACTTCATGTCCAAGTTCAATTGCATAATCAATTAATGACTCAACTGTATTGATGCTATCGCGCAAACGAAAATTTGAGAAATCTGTATGATTATGCAGAGAACCGGGGTATTTTAATTTCTCCATTCACATTTACCTCTTTCTTTTTTTATTCTATATATAGTATAACAAAATTTTATTAAATTGTCAAATTATTGTTTGAGTCCCTATAGTACAATAACAAATACCAGAACCTCCATTTGAGGGATGATTTGAACAATGTTTACATCCAGGTGGAATATTTGGCCAAGATTCGGTTTTTGATTCATTAATATATATAGGTTGATTTAAATTAGCTTTTTTAATTATTGCATCAGCTAATTTTTCTATTGTTTCGTCACTTAATAACATTTTTTCTTCTTTCATTAATATTGCCCTCATTTATCTTATTAATATTAAATTAGTACCATGCTTCTGTCCAGTCACATTTAGAACATTTATATGTATATTTAGGTGGATAACTTGCTAAAACATAACGGATATTTTTATAAATTGTCCCTCCACATTCGGGACATTCAAAATTTGTTTTTTGCCACTCTGATAGATCAAGTGGTGAATTATAATATTCTTGTTTATATTCATCCCATTTCATTAGAATCCTAAACTCCCATCTTCAATTTGATAATTAGTGATAAAAATTTGAGGCGTATAAGCTCCTCCCCACTCGTTGAGATTTGCTCTACCGACAACTTCCAACTTAATAGAATCATACTGAGCTAATTCCTGTATAAAATCTTTTGCATGAAATTTCATATATGAAATTCCAAATTTTTCAATTTTAACAGTATCTTGAGACTTTCCCATAATACGAATATCTTTTTTAGTTATATTAATATCTTTTATGTGAATTAAAGGCTCTGGACAGTGCTGACCCCATAAGTCTTCGTGTGCTGCTATATCATAAATTATATCTGTTATGTCTTGATCCGCCGCAATACGCTCAAAGTTAACTTCATACCACGATTCACCGAAATTAACATTTGCAAGTTCTCTATTTGCATATTCATGAAAAGTCGCTAAATTCTTATCTAAAATTCCACATCCAGCCGCATTATCGTGTCCAGCAGTGAAAGTGAAGAGATTACTTTGGTCTAAGAATCCTTTAAAAGAAGTTAGCTCAGATTCATTTAATCCTCTTAAAGAACCTTTAATTTCTCCGTCATCATTAAGTCTGGCAACGATTGTCGGCTTTTTATATTTAGCAGAGAGTTTCATTGCTACCAAACCATTAAGTTCGGGAGGAAAATCTTCATCTTCTAATCTAATAAACAGCACTTTATTTTCAAGTAAATCGTGCTTTGCAATTTTAATTTCAAGTTCTTCTACAGCTTTATCAAGTATGCGGTTTTGTTTTGCACGTGCATTTGTACACTCGCGCGCCGACTCAATTGCGACTTCTTCAAAAGTACCTTTCGCTCCACGCTTATGAGATTCGACCATCTGGTGACCATCTATGAAAGCAAGAAAACATCTTTCTTTTTCTTCTTGCGCACCAGCTCTAATCATGGCATTGATAAGTGGAGTAATATAGAAAGCTACTGTTGTCGGAGTAACTTTTCCACCCATTGAGAAGGATTGTTTTTCACAAAGAGCCTTAAAGAAGTAATTTTTGATATTTGTAAAACCCGTATGAACAATATATCTGTTTTCAAGTGAAAGCATTGACATCATATCACTAACAATACCTAATGCCGCGAGGTCAATAAATTCATCTGCATAATATGTGCCATAAAAATTATCCATAAATCTACAAAATTGCCAAGTGACACCAGCGCCGCACAAGTCTTTATTAGTGTATTTGTCTGATAGCTGATTATTAATTATTACCGCACCTTTAGAAAACTGAGTATCAGGCTCTACTATATGGTGGTCTAAAATTAAACATTTAATACCATCAGCATATAAGCGTTCATGATATTCAAAATCATTACTACTCGAATCTGGCAATACTACATATTTAATATTTGAATTTTCATCGTACAACTTGTAAATATCTTCAATTGTATCTGATAAACCATGTCCTTTGCCTTTATGCAGTATATAATCAATTTGAACTTTCGAATTGTGTTTGCGTAGATACTGTATAAAAATCGCCGCGGAAGTAAATCCGTCCACGTCGCTATCTACAACCACAACAATACGATCGTTCTCTTCTAAGGTACAAACCATATCATCAAACATTGTAGCACCAGCATCTATGTTATTTAACAATTTTGGACTTTGAAGATATTTATCATTTGGTACTTCGAGAAAGTATTTAATTTCATTTTCACTTAATCCACGCTCTTTAAGTAACTCAATTGTATAATTATTTCTAATATCTTTATTTACTAACTTACACTTCATTATTTATCTCCTCAACTGCAATATTAATTCTATTATTATTGGTGTCATAATAAAAATTAAATTCTAAAATATCACGCACCGCTTTATCATATCCTTTCTGTGTTAATCTTCTAATTCTCCATTCATCAGTTTTATAATAAAAAATAGAAGCTAATATAAATCCTATCCAAAGACAAATAAACCCTATCATTTTTATTTAATCCTCACACGTTTTTGTAATAACTTTTCAAATATTTCTTCTCCTTTATCAGTTGGAGAATCTTTGAGGTCTAACAACCCTTCTCTATCATAAATGAAAGAAAAATCCGCATAATTCTGATATTTTTTTCCTATTTTATATAGCTTATTAAAATATGTTTCGTTTGGAGGTACTTCTTCTTTATCAAAACAAATAATAATTTCTTGTGGATGCGCATTTTGAATTAGAATTTTCAGAGCATGCTTATTGAACTGACTTCCGCATACTGCGGCTGAGCAGTTTGGACGTTGAAAAGATTCCATTTGCATACAACTTTTTTCTGCTTCAAAAAGAAAACAAACACCTTCACGCTGTATATTTTCCTTATTCCAATTCAATCCATATAAGTTTAATGAAAGTGGATGACTATACCATTTACCTTCTATTTGAACTGGCATATATTTTCCCAGGTTTTCAACTTCCCATTCGTTGAGTGCGCGCCCTCGTATTCCAACTAATTCTCCGTCTACATTGTAGTGTGGTATTATAATTTTATTCTGTGGTATTGAATATCGTATATCGAATTTATCCATAGCTTCCTTACTAATTCCATCAGCTAACCATTCAGGCGGATAAAATTTTGTAAAGCAATCAAGTATACCATTGGGATATGTTGGAAGTTGTTTTAGTTCGGCCGCCTTGTACATATTACGTATACTTTTATATTTACGGGGCGCGAAGCCAAAATTCTGCTCGTAATTACTACAATCAAGAACTACCTTATATATGTCTTGATACCAGTCATAATCAATTCCTCTAACTTCATAATAGTTTTTGAGGAATTTAAAAATAGACATTCCTAGACAATTCGTATAACAATAAAATATATGATTGTTTTTATAGTAGTAAAGTTTCCAAGAGGCCGAATCTATATCTTCATTATGACAGGCGGTAGGCATGACGAAATAAGAATCTGTCTCTTGAAAAGGTATATCTAATCTATCTAATAATTGTTTTATCTTCTCATCGTTAAGCTGTTCAATAATTCCCTTATAATCAATCAACTATTTCACCTTGATTTAACCTTTCTAAGATTCGTTCTAATTCCTTATCCCCTTCATCATCCCAACTCTTAATTTGATACTCTTCTCTCTCAAAGAAACCTTCGATTGGATACAACTGAGAATCAGTAATAAATAAATCACGTTTTCTCAGCGTACCCAAATTCATATCTGACCATATACGGACTTGCGTCCATTCTCCGCTTCTAACTTTAAAAACGTCAGTTACCAAATTCGGTTCTACTGTTATCATATTTTTATATCTTGGGTTAAGATAAGTAATATTATCACCATCCGCCACTGTCCGTTCAAAGAGTGGTTTTAATACTTCCAATTCTTCTTGTGTTGGTCTTGCCATAATCGCACCATTATCAGCTTTATTAATCGTGCTGCGGCCACCCGCTAAAGAACCTTCATTTCTTATGTCTCTATTATCATCACCTTTTGCATTTAACTGAGTAGAAGTAAACATTGCTACATCTAATTCAACCGCTAGATCCTTTAAAGCTGTAGCAAACATTAATAATACTTCATCATTTCTTAAAGCAAAACCTTTAAATTCATTTAATAGAGACGGGCCTATAAAAATATAGTCATAAAATACATAACCAATATCATGTACAATACAATTTTCTCTTACAATTGTTTTAACCAATTCAATTGTAGGATTTGGCATTTTAACCAAAATCAAATTATCATATTTCTCCATTATATGGATGGCTTGTTCTATGACCGCGCGCTCTCTACTTGAAAAATCTCCATACTTAAATCTAGAAGAATTAATATCAGTCAAATACGCTAATATCATCATTCTAATTTCTTTAAAACGCTGTTCAGTCATAATAAACAAAACTTTTTCATTATTACCTTGCTGTTCCCATTCACAAGTTAAACTATTATATCTAATTGGATATGCTAGATAACAAGCATCAGCAACCGCATTTCTTGTCTTACCAACCGAACTTGCTGCCGACCGAATTGTTAAAGTACCTTTCTTAGCTCCATCTATAACCTGATTGAAAATCGCTCCTTGAATTGGCATTCCAATTTCATATTCAGCGCCGAATTGATTAATCAAATCATCCATTCCATTAAAAGCTGATTCAACTTCTACTTCATCGGTTGCTCCATATTGAGACTCAATTTTTAAAAGTTTTTTTCTAACCGAATCTGTAATTTGTTTTGGAGTAAGAAAATTAAAATTTTTATTTATCTCTTGGGCTTTTGGATTTGTTAAATCTTCACAATAAAAATCGCTTACATCAAATCCTTGCTTTTTTAAATCTTTTAATAGGTTAAACATTTTAAACCTATTATAATAAAATCCAAAGTTTTCTACTTCTGATAACTCTAATATATCCTGTAAATATTCTATTCCATTTTTTTCTTTAAAAGTTACTGCGGCCGCGGCATTAACTTCCAAAAAATTCTCTATATCAATTGGATTAATCTTAGTTGCTCCATTTCGATATAGACCATCTATTGCACTAAAAATATATTTTTCAAAACGATTTGGAAAATCGGTTATGGTAAAAGAATATTTATCTATCTCACTTAAAAATTGAGGATGCTTCATTAGACATCCCAATATTTGTTGAACGTCTCTTTTATCGATCACTCCTCATCCTCCATATCTAAAATCGAATCTAAGTCTATTGAAAGTTTCTTTGGTTTGACCGTTTTCTTTTGAATTTTAGTTTTCTTTCTACTGGTGGCCTCTTTCATTTGTCTTTCTATATCTTCCACCACTCCTTTACTTTTCTCTTCTCTTCTTACCCAATAAGCACAGGCTTCATTATATACATAAGGAACTATTCCAATGCCGCCGTGTCCTTTATCCCATTCGTGTTTTTTTACTTCATAAAAATACTTTAAAGTAAAGAAAATTCCTTTAACGGTCATTTTGTTTTCTTTTACAAACTTATCTATCTGTGCTTCACACATATGATAATTATATTTAACTTTTAAGTCTCGTGAGATAAAGTCATATATAAAAGCCTTATATTCTTCGTCTGTTGAAGGCGTAGATTTTTTCCAGTTTTCATAGCACTCTCTATGGTAATACCATTTGTTTTTGGGCATTATCCAATCATCTTTTTCTTTATCTATTTCAATTTTACAGATTCTACATTTAGGCATTTCAAACTCCTTTTTTTTCTTTTTTCTCTTTTTATTATAACACAATTTCCATCAAAAGTCAAATTTAAAAACGCACTTCTTTCAAAGTGCGTTTTAAAGGGAGTTATTTAATCATGTCTCTCATATCTAGTAAAACCAGATTGAAAAGTTCTTTTTGATCTTCGGTAATTTCTGATAACTTAATTTTTCGTCCAAAAATCATTTCCACTTTCTTGAGGATTCTTTCTGCATTTGCTGGGTCTTGACTTACAAGATTTCCCCAAATGGTAGAAGCTTCCTCTCTAATCTTATCGAAGTCAAGTTCTTCTTTGACTACTGGTTCAATTTTATCTACAACAATCGCACCATCCAATTCTTGTTGTTTATCAATTGCATCGTTAATTGCGGCCACTAATTCATCATATCCCAATTTAATCTTGGGAGCGAGATATGGAAAGCGACTTCCTGCCATAACGGTTGGAGTTTGTCTTGTATACAACCACCGTTCGCTATCTCCAGTATCATTCCATTCGGTTGCAATATAACCAATAATATCTACAATTTGATTAACAATTTCATAGCATCTTTTTGGCATACTAGGTGCAAGAATTTCAATTTCACTATCATCTGCGGTTTTTTCTTTTCTAACTTCAATGTGAGAAATTAAAACAAGTCCATAACCGAGCATGGTAATTTCACGTAGACATTTTTCAAACTCTTTCTTTGTAGCGGAATAACCACCGCCCCAAGGAATATCACTTATAGATTGTACACCATTCTGTTGACAAATGTACTGTTCGCACATTTCATATGCAATAGTTGTAGTATCAATTGTAATTGTATGGAAGAGTTCTTGAGCTTCCGGACGTTTTAACTGTTTTAATACTTGTTTAAATTCTGACCAACTATTAATGTCTTGAGCATAAATATCATTAATAGCATTATAGCCCTTTTCAAAAGCTATTAACAAATTTTTGGGAAATTTCGAAGCCAAAGTGGTTTTACCACACTTTGGCTTACCATAGATAAGTATATATTTCCCTTTTAAATCTCTAGAGATTACAGTTGGCTTTAAATTGAGAATATCAATTGTTGCCATAGTAACCTCCTAATTAAAATCCAAGGTCAGCAAATCCCGTATTGGAATGCTGCGGCGGTGCCTTTCTTGTAGACATCTTAGACTGATCTCTGTCTTTTCTAGCTTCAAGTCTAGCCTTTCTTTCAGCAAGAGCCTCATCGAGGTCAGCCTTTGCAAAAGCAAATTCACCTTCAAACGGTTCTTGAGAACCACCAGTAATAATAAGGTCACTCTTATTGATAGTTCTTACTTTTTCAATTGGCTCACCAAAATCTACTTCCTCATAAACCACTTCAGTTGTAGAACTGAAATCAAGTCTACCGTTTGCCTTTACTGTATCACCAATACCCCAATAAGTAGATACTGCACTGATTACACCCTCAGCTTCCGCATACAGCGGCATCACATCAACCTGCCCGCCATACTGAGGTACGAGCGCACTAATCTTATAACGACCAGTCGGCTCGTCATTTTTTACTTCATCATTTGCATTTGCTACTGCAAACTGAAGAACAAAAGTTGCCTCTGGCTTACACTCAGTCTTGCCAATCTTGTTTACAAAAGATGCGTGGATTCTTGGGAACGAAACCAGGTGACCATCGGCCGCGTAATACTCATTCATACGAATATTACCACTTGTAATTCTGATTCTATCAGCCTTATCCTCATCCCCAGTAGATGCAATCGAATTAAAACTATCCATTACAGTTTTAATAGATTCATAAGCTGGATTCGGCTTGCCCGCGTTTGTAAGTTTTGACGCAAACATATATACTGGAATCATCAGCTCTTTTTCTACACCACTAATCTTTTGATTTACCTTAACAGTAATAGAGCCTCCAATAGCCTCTACTTCTCTTCCATTCTTCATAAAGGTTCTTGGATTAAGATCAATCTCACTTAATACACCTTCAATTTTACAACGATTTTCTGCCTGTCTTAACATTTAATTTTACCTCTTTTAATTTGTTTTAATCTGTTTTAATTTTGATTAAGTAAGAATAATAGAACGGAGGGGAATATCCCCTCCCATATTTACTCTACTACTCTTCGTCCGCGGAAGGCGCCCAAGCCATACCATCGTTATTCAGAACGAAATAAGTAACAGCCTTTTCCTCACCTTCAACTTCTACCTTTTCTCTTTCACCAAAACCTTTCTTCTTAAGATCGGTCAGGTTAGCCCCAATAGAACGTTCGTTTCTACCAAGAGCTTTAGCCAGCTCAGGAAGAGATACCTTTCCACCCGCATTCTTAACATACTCAAATACTTCATAAGATTTTTCTGTCAGTTTCTTAGCTTCAATCATTTCTTTTTTTCTCCTTATAATTAATCAACTAAAATATTATCAGAAAGTTCTTTTCTTAACTTTCTATAATTATTATATACTATTTTTTTATAAAACTCAAATTTTCAAACCTTTGAAATTTTAAAAAGTCAAAAGTCCAATTACCTTTCCGTTTTGAAGTTTAATAGACTTAGTTCCTAATGCTCCTCTTGAAAGAGAAGGAATTTCATTTAACTTAATTTTGATTTGCGCATTTGATGCAACAACTATTACTTCTTTTTGATTATCCAAAACTTCAAAACAAACTAATTCATCATCTTTATTGAGAGAATGAATTTTGCTTCCTTTTGTCGCTCTTCCAGTAACTACAAATTCTTTAATAGAGGTGCGTTTGGTAAAGCCGTTTTTACTAATTGTTAAAATTTCTTTTGTATTAGACGAAATAGTTTTAGCTGAAACCAAATAATCACCCTCATTAAGAGTTATACCTTTTACTCCTCTCGCGGCCCGACCAATTGGACGAACCCCTTTTGTTTCACACATTACAAACTGACCGCGCGCAGTCAACATACCAACTCGTTCTTCATTAAGAAATAGAATTGAAACAATTTCATCATTAGAATCTAAGTTAATTGCTTTGACTCCGCCCTTACGTTTTACGTTATATTCGGAGAGTTTGGATTTCTTCATTATTCCATTTTTAGTAAAGAAGACTATATGCTCTTTTTGTTTCTTTTTATTTAAGAAAACAATCTCTTTAATTTCTTCATCTTGCTTCAATTCTACTAATGATTCAATTGGAATAACTTCTTCAAAAGGTAAATTGTGAACTGTAATATTATAACAGTTTCCTTTATTTGAAAACAAAAGAACTGTATCAAGATTAGTTCCTGATGCTGTGGCAATTACATATTCACCTTTACTCATTTTGAATTTATTACCAACTCCTCCACGCTTTTGCGTATAGAGCGTAGAAACGGTTGTAATATATAAATTGTTTTGATTTGATAAATTGATTAGCAGTTCATGAGTTTCTTGCGGTTCTTCATCTTCCTTTGAGATATTGAGAACTTTAGTTCTACGCTCATCTCCAAATTTTTCTGCAACTTCTCGCCAACCCTTAATCAATTCATTGTTAAACAATTCTTCATTGTTAATTATATTATATATGGAATTTCTTTCTTTTTCAAGTTTTGACTTCTCGTTTTTTAATTTTTCAACTTCAAGATGAGCAAGGCGAGAAAGTTTAATTTCAAGAACCGCTTTAGCCTGTATCTCATCAAGTTCGTATTGTGTCATAAGACGCTCGCGCGCCACCGACGTAGACTCTGAAGTTTTAATTGTATGAATTACCTCATCAATTGAAGCAATCACCTTAAGCAAAGCATCAATTATGTGAAGCCGCGCCTCTATCTTTTTTATATCATACTGATAACCACGTAAATAAACTTCCTTTTCATGATTAATGTGTGATTGGAGAAGCTCTTTCCATCCATACACACGAGGGAAACGTCCATTTTCAAGCATTGTAAAGTTCACTCCATAGTGAGTTTGGAGCGAAGTATTTTTATAGAGAAAACGTAAAACTTTATCGGGATTAGCTTTTTTAGAAAGATAAATTTTTAGATTTACGTTTTCACCAGTAAGATCATTAAACCTTTCAATACCTGGGTTATTTTCTCCGTTAATAATCTCTTCCAATTCTTTACAAACAGTATTGGTGTAAAGCATGAAAGGAAGTTGTGTAACTGTAAAAACTTTTTCCTTTTTATCATATTCTACAACCGCGCGCAATTTGCAGGCAAAACCCGTTCCCTTTTTATGGCTTTCTTTAACCTCATCGGCATTAAGCAGAATCGCTCCAGTTGAGAAGTCTGGAACACAATATATTTCTTCAAAAGAACAATCCGGATTAAGAAGCAAAGTTTCTAGTGCCTTGTTGAGTTCTTTCAAATTATATTGTGGAATTGATGAGGCTGCGCCGACTCCTAATCCAAAACCTCCATTAACAAGATTATAAAATCCTTTAGAGGGAAGAACAGCGGGATACTTTTCGGTATCATCATAATTATCTCTCCATTCTTCAATTGTATCTTTATCGAGGTCTTTAAATAGATATTCTGCTAAAGGAGACAATCTCGCCGCCGTATATCTCGGTGCAGACCAGCTTCCCGATTCAATAAGTGTTCCATATGAACCTTCTACTTCTACCAGTGGATAACGATAAGCAAAAGGCTGACCAGCGCGCATTATAATTCCTTCTACGGAGGAGTCTCCGTGGATGTAAATGCGGAAAGCACTACCAATTGCTTTTAAGGTTTTTTGAAAGGGTTTAGAATGCACGAATTTATCTGTATACATGCAATAAAACACTTGGCGCGCAGACGGCTTAATACAATCTCTTACGTCCATAAGGGCGCGACTCTGAAGAACCGCGCCACTAAATTGTATAAAACTATCATTAATTGTTTGGGTTAGATTAGACATTATACTACCTCAAAATCTTTGAATGCATCATTAAAACATCCTCGATTATCATACATTCTTTTCATAAAACATAAAGCGATACCTTTTTCTACGTCAAACTCATCTTCCGGCTGTGGCCGCATAATCGTTTTAGTACCATCCTTCCAAATAACGCAAATAATTTGTTTTGAAGTATTAACGATAATTTTTTCATATAGTTTTTCAGGTTTAGGAGGCGCCTGAATTAATTTCGCTTCAGTAATTGTTCTGAGTTTTTTTGACTTATGAGAACGACAAATTTCAACTACTTTAACTTTGTTATCATAAGTTGTTCGGTTATCAGCTACAATTTCATAAATTCCACCTTTAATTAGTTCAAGGGCGGTGTTAAAATGATATTCTTTATTTGGAGTTCCTTCAAATTTTACTATTACAATATTCACTTCTAATTCTCCTTTCTTTTCTTTATATTTATATAATACCACAATTTTTTAAAAAAGTAAAATTTTATTCCCTTATTTCCGAAAAATCTACATTTTTAAATACAAAGTTTCGTTTTGGTTCGCTATCTTTACCCATTAACTGTGAAAGTAGATAAAGTGAATCTTCGTCTGGTATCAACTGATCCATCCTCTGATATTCCTCAGTAAACATGGAGCGCCGCGCCTGCTCAGCGGATAAAGCCCCTAACCCTTTGGCGCGGTTTACTTCACCTTTAGGCTTAGCTTTATTAAACTCTTCATCTGTAAAGTAATATTTTTCTTCTTTGCCTTTCTTCACTACATAGAGTGGAGAACGAAGCCAATAAAGACGACCTTCTTCAATGAACTGCGGCGCGAATGTATAGATGGCACACATTATCAATAGTCCTATTGAGTAGCCATCGGCGTCGGCATCAGTACATATACCAACTCGTCCATAGCGCAATTTTTTCGCATCATATTTTCCTGGCACTATATTCATAGCACTAAGGAATAATTTAACTTCTTCGTTTTGATAAATTTTTTCCTCAGGATTTGAGAAACAATTAATCATTTTACCACGAAGAGCAAGTATTCCATATTTCTTTTCATCTCGTGCCATTGCAATTGAAGATGCCGCAGACAAACCCTCAACAAGAAGAAGTGTTGAGCCTTGTCCAAGAAACTCTGCATCTTTCAGTTTATCTGAGGCGAAAACTTTTTTCTTCTGATTTTTCTCAATTTCCTTCGATGCTTCAAGGACTTGCTTGCGCGCTCTCTCCGCGGCCCGTTCAGCTTTCAGTTCTTTAGTAAGTAACTCAAGAATTGAATTAAATTCGTTTGCATGTCTTCGACTAAAATCATCTAACATTTGCCCTGTTGCACGTTGTGCCAAGCCTCGAAGTTCGGGATTATTAACTTTTGTTTTTGTCTGATTAGCAAACGAAGGATTTGGAACTTTACAATTTACTACGTAAAAAAGTCCCGAACGTGCAATATCTGCGCTAAATTCACCCTTAAATTTCTTCTTAAAAAAGTTGGTTATTGCGGTTTTAACACCAGTTAATGACGTGCCGCCCTCTGCATTGGCGAGTCCATTAGTAAATACAAACCAATGTTCATGACGGTCGGCCGCCCACTGCATAGCAACTTCACATTCAATTCCATCTTCTTTTACTTTAATATAAAGAGGAGTTTTATGAATTGGTTTTGCGATTGAATCTTTAAGGAAATCAAGTATTCCATTATTTGATTTATAAGATACGTGTTCTTTAGTCACATCATTATACAAATCAAAAGTTACTCCTTTTGTTAAATATGACCAGCTGCGACACATATCTTTTATATCTTCAAATTTAATTTCTATTGGTTCAAGATTATATACTTCGGGAGATGGAGTAAAAATTACCAAAGTTCCATGTTTCCCAGAGTCATCGTCCTCGATATAGAAACTTTGTTTAATACCATCTTTAAGTTCAAGATAGGCTCGTTTTCCATCTCTTGTTGAAATAGCAACAAATTTTGAAGATGATAGTGCCACTCCTTTTGAACCTATACCATTCATTCCCGCAACATTTTGATAAACTTTTTCATTAAATTTACCGCCAGTATGAGGCAATGTATAGATAGCCTCCATTGCTTCCGTTCCATCTGCTCGAAGTCCGAACGGAACGCCGCGCGCATTATCCATTATACTAATAATATTATTAGCTTCTAATTGAATCCAAATGGTATCCCCATATCCCATGGTCATTTCATCAATTGAATTGGTAATAATTTCGCGCACACATTGTAATACCCCTTGATTATCTGCACTTCCCATGTACATTGCAATTCTTGAACGTATGGCCTGTCGAAAACTTAGGGTTTCAATATCATTAGCATTATACATTAATTTCTCCTATTGTTCTTGTATATTCCTCAATTCCTTCCGTATAGTCACAAATTATTTCTACATAATCAAGTTTATTGCTTTTCTCATCTCTACTTTTACAAACACTTACCAATGCGTCAGAAGGCATTTTAAAAATTCTTTCTTCATTGTTTTCAAAATCTTTAATTGAAATTACAATATCCATTGAGCTTCTCCTTCTTTTATTTCTAAATATATTATATCACAAATTATCCTAAAAAGCAAATTTCAATAAAAAAAGAGGTTATTCCTCTTTCTCTTCTTCATAGTTTGGTGGAACGAAATTCTTTGCTTTTCTCCATCGCCAGCCGCCATTTTCCCAAATTAGGAAATAAGTTTGGTAGAACGGAGGCTCACAATATGTGTCGAGAACTTGGTATATTTTACCAGTTTGTTTGCGTTTGACTTTAAACATTTGGGTTCTCCTTTCTTTTCTATTTTTAGAATAACAGAATTTTCCCAAAAAAGCAAATTTTAGTAGCTTTGTTGTTACTTATATAAGAGGATTAATTTGTTTGGGAGGGATCAAATGACTGATAAGGAAAAAGTAGTTGAATATGTGATGAAAACTCCATATAATACGAATGAGGCGATTTTAAGAGAATTGATAGATAGTATAAGTTCGAAGGATGATTCTTCAACTGATGAAGTCAAAACTAAGTATACATTAAAAGTTGATTCAATGGTAACTGGTCCATTTGAAGGTAGTTTTGCCTATTATGATGGTTATAATTATATAGGCTGGCTTTGTCAGAGTTCACAAGAGCAAACTACCAAAATTAGAAAAATGATTATGGAATCCAATCGTGCGATTTTTAAATTTTATGATTCAGAAGGAGAACTTGTTCGTGAAGTTTCTGAGAAAATCATTAATAGTGGTGCTGGTGATGATTCACTTAATTATTTAGATTATGAAGTTAGTGATGATTGGGATGATCCGAATGTAGCAAGATTTGTAGAAGATAGAATGACTTTTAATAGTTATATAAGTTTTACTGTTTTTCTAATTCGTTGTTTACCAAATTGGACATGTTATACTCATCGCATAGAACTTGAATTTGTTAAAGAATAAATATGAAGAGACTTTTTAAGGAGGACTTATAGATGTCATATGAAAAGCATACTTGGGTAACCAAGGAAATTATAACAGCTGACAAGCTTAATCATATGGAAGATGGTATTGCGGGCGCAGAAAATGCGTCAAATTTGAAGAATGGAAGCGCGCAAGGTTCGCTGCGTGGAGTTAATACTGCAATAGAAGATGGAGTTAATTATACGATTGGAGCAAATGCGTTAGCTGAAGGAGTAGATACTAAAGCAACGGGTAGCGGCTCTCATGCAGAGGGGCGTTACAGTGTAGCTGGTAACTCATTTGCCCATGCAGAAGGGTATGAGACACAGGCTAAAGGGCTGCAGTCTCATGCAGAAGGATATAGTGTAGTTGCTCAAGGTCCGGAATCTCATGCAGAGGGAAGCCGAACTTTAGCTGAAGGTGGTAATGCCCATGCTGAAGGTAATAGTACATACGCAGCCGGAACCGCTTCTCATGCAGAGGGAACTGGAAATGGAACATTTAAAGAAACAATTAATATTAAAGATTCACCAGCCCCACCAACAAAAACTGATTTAGATGGACAATATGTACCACAGGCTGGTGGATTGGGTTCTCATTCAGAGGGTATTAGTACTTTGGCTTCAGGAGCGGGTGCTCACTCAGAGGGGAATAAAACTAGAGCCACTACAGATTATGCTCATGCAGAAGGAATCATTACTTTGGCAAATGTTACTCCTTCTCACGCAGAAGGACAATATACGGTTGCATCTGGTGTAGCATCTCATACAGAAGGGTACGGTACGAAAGCTAGTGGAAACTCTTCTCATGCAGAAGGAAATGGTACTGTTGCTAGTGGACTATCTGCCCATGCAGAAGGCACTGGATCTTCGCAAGAACAAACATATAAAGACGGTACAAATGCCCTTCCTGGAGCGACGGCGATGGCTTCTCATGTAGAGGGATACAATACCAGTGTAAAAAATAATATGGCAGGACATGCCGAAGGCTATCAAACGTTGGCGAGTGGGGGACAACCGGGAGATCATGCAGAAGGGTATAATACAGTAGCCAAAGGCGGCGCTTCTCATGCAGAAGGAAGTGGTACTATTGCTTCTGGTGTTCAATCTCATGCAGAAGGGTCTGTTACCATTGCCTCTAGTAGTAATTCACATGCAGAGGGCTATAATACAACTGCCTCTGGTGGCCAATCACATGCAGAAGGAGCTTCTACCACTGCATCTGGAGAAAATTCACATGCTGAAGGTAGTGGTACAGAAGCATCTAAAAATTATTCTCATGCAGAAGGAAAAGGTACAAAGGCTACCGGTGTTAGTTCTCACGCTGAAGGAGATGGCACAACTGCTTCTGGCGAAACTTCTCACGCCGAAGGAGTTGAAACTAAGGCTACTGGTATTCAATCTCATGCAGAAGGCTCTGGTACCACTGCCTCTGGTGGTCGATCTCACGCTGAAGGACTGGCTACAAAGGCTACTGGCGATTATTCACATGCAGAAGGGAATAGTACAACTGCTTCTGGCAATCAGTCTCATGCTGAAGGTGTGAATACAAAGGCTACTGGTGCAACTTCTCACGCCGAAGGGGCGGCTACTGTTGCTGAAGGATCATTTTCTCACGCAGAAGGTGCTGGTACAATTGCTAATCATGCATTTCAACACGTATTTGGTGAATACAACGTTGCAGATCCTTCCTCTGCATCAGCTGACAAAAGAGGTACCTATGTTGAAATTGTAGGCAACGGTACAGCAATCGGTGCTTATTCTAATGCTCGTACACTTGATTGGTCGGGCAATGAATCACTTAAGGGTTCGCTTACACTCGGTAAAGGAACCGTAGATGAAGTTACAATTACAGCCGCGCAGCTTACGCAGTTACTTGCGTTATTAAATACGTAATATAGGAGGCAACTCAAATGACGAAAACCGAAATAATCAATTTCATAATGTCAACTCCTATCAATACAAACTGGGCAGTCCTCTCCTCACAACTTGGGGAGGGCGACTACTCAAAGCTAGAAAAATATGTAAAGTTGACACCAAATAACATGAATAGAATGGTGCTTGAGGTACTTCTTGGAGCAGATGCGATTTATGATGGAACGATTTCTGTTACTGGAGTGGATCAAGATACATCGCTAAATTATTTCTTTATTAATAATCTTTTCTTCACGGATGAAGTTATTAAGGTAATTTTTGATGATGAGGAATTTCTTGTGCCTGGAAAGTCGATTTCTGAAGATGAAGAACAATATGGAGATGGAGTTTTTCCAAATATTAATGTGGGAGACTTACCGTTCTTCATCAGAAGCTATCAGAATGGAGACGGCGCGAATCCAAAAGGAACGTTCATCTATTTTGCGGATAGTGACGAGCATCATGTGAAGATTGAAGCTATGAAAAGTGAGATTGCGGTTGTAGGAACTGCGATTGTTGGAAAAGATAAGGTTGGAACGGAGGAGGGTTAAAATGATAAAAATGATTTCTGAACAGGGGAAACCTGTGAGTGGAATTTATGAGTTTATTATTGATACAGAAAGTGAGATTGAGAATTTAGAAATAGATGAACATTATAAGGCTGGTTCGAAGATTTACTGTATTGAGAACTCGAAAACTTATATGCTGAATGGCTCTGGTGCTTGGGTTGAAGTAAATTTTAAGCATGGTGGCGGGTGGGACGATAGGATAGAAGTAAATGCTATAACGCTTCCACCCGGTTCTAATGCAACAGTTGAAAGAGCGGGAACGGCAGAGAATCCTGTACTGAATTTTGGCATTCCAAGGGGCGACATCGGCGAGGTAAGTCTTGCGGACTTGGCAAGCCTCATGCCACTGGAGACGGCGAGCGGTAGCGTGGCGAGCTTTTCGGACGGTTCGGCGGTGTTCGATGCGGAACAGGCACTGGTGACTCTTGAGCCTGTACAAGACCTACACGGATACGATAATCCGTGGGCAGGTGGTGCGGGGAAAAATCTTCTTGTTCCTCAAAATGTAACATTAACGAAGAATGGTTTGACATTAACTGCAAGCGAAGATGGCAAAATCACAATTACTGGAACGGCAACAGCAAATGCAGATTTTGAACCGTGGTCCTTTGTTGGTGACACGGCTGGGTATTATTCGGTTGTACTCAAGGACAATATTAATGGGTCAAACACAACTTATTGGGTTTCAATGTCGGGTGTTGGTATTGTGTATACTGGTAAGTTTGCAACAAGTTATCTCAACACTGGTACATGGAAATTTAGAATTAATGTGGTAGGCGGTACAACAATGAATCTAACCGTTTATCCAATGGTAATAAAGGGAAGTACAGAAATTCCATATGAGCCATACTCCAACATCTGCCCCATCAGCGGACACGACTCTGCAAGCGTGGTGGTGGCAGGGAAGAATCTGTGCAACGTATTTTCTGACGGGCTTGTTCCGTCCATTTCGGGTGGCGCACTTGTAAACGGAGGTGGAGCAAGGTCTGACTATGTAAAAGCGGTGGGCGGCGAAATCTATACAGTGTCAGTATCGAACAGCACACTTACTGTCTATTTGTTTTTCTATGATAGCAACAGGTCGTTTATATCGTATCAAATATATGGCGGTACGCTAACGGTAACTGCTCCGCAGAATAGTGCGTTCATGATGGTTCGTATAGCGGCTGGGTACAACGTCAATACAGACACTTGCCAACTTGAACTCGGCACAACCGCCACAGAATACGAGCCGTACCAAGGACAAACCTACACAACCGCCTTCCCCGAAACCGTCTACGGCGGCACAGTCGACCTTGTCAGCGGAGTGCTGACGGTGGATAGGGCGATGGTGGATTTGGGAACGCTGGCTAATTGGCAAACCACAAGTACAGCAACGGCTGACGGCTCACAATGTCATTACGCAACTGTCAGCGGAATGGCAACGGATACGGCTAACACCGACATGATTTCAGACAGGTTCACGCTTGCAAGCGGTAAATACATATCGCAAATGGTCGAAGGAACGATGATAAGGGGTAGCGGAAATATATATGTTGCTACCGATGTCGCTACAATCAGCGGTCAACTTGTCTATCCACTCGCCAATCACCAAACCTACCAGTTAACCCCTCAGCAAATCGCCTTGCTGACGGGGGATAACAACGTGTGGTCGGATAGCGGTAGCATCGAAGTCAAATATCGTGCAAATATCGGACTATATGTCGATAAAAAGATAAGTGAGGTGAACGCATGAAAATGACAAATCAGACTTATGACGCCCTCATCGCTCTGCCTGCCCCCGTCATGCCTGTATAACTAGTTAAATATAAATAAAAAGACGGGCCAATCCCGTCTTTTTATTTAAAAATCTATACATATTGATCAGTTCGTTTACTTTTAAATAGAAAGTACAATAGGAGGTATGTCATATGACAAAACAACAAATAATTGATTATGTAATGAATACGCCCGAAAATATAAATCCATCAATTCTTTCACAACTTATAGAAGAATATGAAGGAGGCAGCGCAGAGAGTTTCATGGGAATACATAGTATTGAAGTACCAGTAATTTCCCATACTGTTCCACAAGCATTAGCTGATAAAATTGATTTAATGACCGATATTACATTAACAGTATACTTAGGTGACCGCGCAAGTGAAAGTTTAACGGCTTTTTATGCTACTTTTAATTTTATTCCACAGACCACTGAAAAAATGATTCTTCCTTTTTTAGAGACGCTTGAGTGTGAAATAACTTATGGCAATTGTTGGATTGATGGTAATGAGTTATCAATTGACATGATGACTTCTGTGGGTCTTGAGAATATCACTCCAGAAAGTCAATTAGAACTTCATTGGGTATATGCAGATTGATGGATTTAGGAGGTAAGTAAAATGTCATATATAAAACAAACGTGGGTTGATGGCGACATAGTAACCGCGGAGAAAATGAATCATATTGAGGATGGGGTTGGAAATGGCGGAGTATTTTTTGTAGAGTTTTCTACAACTCCAAATACTGATGACCTTAAATCTGATAAAACATATAGTGAAATTGCTCAAGCTATTGATAAAAATCAATTTGTAGTAGCGTATAGTAAGAGTTTAAATGGTTCATATATTGATTTTACATATTATCCATTAGAAGAAATTCACAATAGTGAAAATGAATATGTTTTTTCTCAGTTTGAACTTAGCGGAGGTACCAATAGTTATATTACTAAGCGCACTATTACAATAAATTATAATAATGTTATTAGAAAGAAAACAACGACTGTATCTATTCCAAGTCAAACAAATTAATACAAAAAAATAAACGGGCGCAATGCCCGTTTTTTATTAAGCTATTTCTTGTCCTCCTTCAGATGGGTTTGGACTTGGAGTTGGAGTTGGTACTTCACCTTGCCCCGAATCATCAGTTTCTTTTGGTCCAGAATCTGTTGATTCATTTAACTCATTAATCATAAATTGTGCTTCAGCTTTTGTAAGTAAATCTGCATCTACGCAACAGCGAATGAAAAGTGCATGCGGATTTGCAAAAGGATCGGATTTAAACAAAAAAGGATTTTTCATTTTATTAATTAATGCTTGATAGCCTCCATCGGCATAAAACAATTCATTCACATATGCCATTCTCTGTTCACTACTCTTACTCATATCTATAGCCATAAATAGTTACCTCCTAAATATACTTCATATATAAGTAGAAAATCCCTATTCCCAATTCACAACTTTCGCCCTCTTTTTTCTTTTCGGTGGCATTTTTGCCCAAATCAAACAATCTCTCGCACGGGTGGCCGCGACATAGCATAAGCGTGCCTCTTCATCATTATAGGCTCTTATATTATAAGCCAAAACACAAGGCGCTTCCAAACCTTTTGCAGAGTGTACGGTTAAAATTTTAATCGTATTCTCCTTCATTTTCTCTTGAATTTGAGAGTTCGTCAAATCAGCTTGTTTAAAAGTATCTGTCGGTATTCCAGCTTGACTAAACAAATAAGTAAACATTTCTATATCGGCATTAGTTCTACAAAGAACAAACCAATCTCCCCAATGTCCATTTCTGCGGTCGGTCGCTTTAATTAATGAGTTCATTGCTTCCGAAGGTGTCATATTGCCTTCTAAAACCGAATATTTTTCTTTTGTCTCTCTAGCTGGAACAGAATCATCTGCATAATCTGGACCCAAACGATAGAGAAACTTTTTTGCAAAATGAAGAATTTGAGGAACATTGCGGTAGTTTTGTCTCATTTGAAATACCACAACGTCTGGCTCATACATTTTATTAATTAAATATTGCGGATTCGCGCCCGCCCATCCATAGATGCTTTGACGATGGTCATAGAAGTACATGTAATTGTCTGGGTTAATAAGTTCGAAGAAGCGAAACTGAAGTTCTGTTGAGTCTTGTGCCTCATCAACTATTAAATGAGTAACGTGTTTTAGACAACTTAAATTTTCTTCAATACGAGGAAATAAATCGTCAAAACGCTCCTGTTCCAATATATCGGTTGTATCTACAGAGCCGCCGCGCAGTAAGTAGTTACAATAAGAATGAACAGTTCCAATGAAAAGTCCATCAGGATACCCTAATCTTTCATACATAACAGAAGCAGCATTGTTTGTAAAAGTAATCGCAACTATCTCCGAAGGGGCAATTCCACTATCCAGCAGAAACCTAAGTCTCCCAATTAATGTTTGCGTTTTACCACTGGCCGCGGCACTACATACCAAAACGTGTGGTTCTTGTGTTGTAATAACTTGTTTTTGAATTGCATTAAAAGTTTCCATAAATCCTCCTAGTCTTGCTTTCGTAAGACTCTTTTTTATTTTTTCTCATTTACATTATACCATAATTCTTGAATAAAAGTCAAATTTATAAAGTAAGTAACTCAATTCCCTACTTAATGTAAAGGAGGTGGATTTATGGCTTATTTAAATGGAATAGATATTTCAGCCTATCAATCTACAATAGATATTAAGGCTTTAGATGCTGATTTTGTCATAATTAAGGCTACCGAAGGAATTGACTATAAAAATCGTTTTATGGACGAATGGGCAAAAGAAGCGATTAAAAATAAAAAGAAATTAGGATTTTACCATTTTGCTACTAATGGAAAGGGTGCTGTAGAAGAGGCTCTATTTTTTTGGAAGGCGGTGAAAGACTATGCGGGAAAAGCAATTTTTGTTCTTGACTATGAAGCTGACGCGCTTAAACAGGGAGTGGACTGGGCGAAAAGATTTCTGGATTACTTCTATCAGTTAAGTGGAAATAGAGCGTTCATTTATATGTCACAGTCTGTTGCGACTAGCCGTGATTGGACAAAAGTTGCAAAAGACTATCCGCTTTGGGTGGCCGCTTATCCGAATACGCTTCCAACTAAGTATTATATGCCGAAGAAGTTGAGTTCAATTGGTGCTTGGAAAGGAGAGACTATTAGACAATATAGTTCTAATGGGAAAGTTAAATACTATAGCGGCGCGCTTGATTTAGATATATTCTATGGTTCGAGAAGTAAGTGGGATAGCTACACGAAAATAGATAAGAAAACTGCTAGTGGAAGATATTATTATTCGCTCTATCCAGTTAGTCTTCCAATTAGAGGATACTTTAAGAGAGGAGATAGTAGTGATAAAGTAAGAAAGTTACAGCGCGCGATGAATGCAGTTGTTCATACGAATCTGTTTATGGATGGTATTTATGGACCGAAGACCGAACAGGCGGTAAAAGATTTTCAGAAAAAATATAAGTTAGTTGTAGATGGGGAATTTGGTAGAAAGAGTTTAGCTAAATATAAGAGTTTAAAATATTAATATATATTATATATAAATAAAATTTGTTTTGTTTTTTTGTTTTGACTTTTTTCAAGCTTCGCTTTAAGTATAAGCGAATTTTCGGGGCTTGTCAAATTTTTGGAGGCTAGAATGACTAAGAAAGATTTAGTAGATTATATTTTAGATACGCCGCAGAATATAAATCCGGCAATTTTAAATCAGATGTTGGATGAAGTTGGCGGCAGTTCAGTGCAAGGTGATCTTGAGTGGTTCGATGTAGGTTTTTATAATGCAAATGATAAAGTTTTCTGTAAGTGTGAAAGTAAAGATGGAATTGTAGGTGGCGAATGCGAATTAAACCCTTTGACAGATGTTGATTCTTTTTATGGAGTATCTTTATCTAACTGGAGAGCAGTGGATGGTAAAATATTAGATGAAGAATATTTAACTCCAATTATAGCGGGCACGCTTCCAGCAAAGGTTTATGAATCAGTATATAATCTTCTTCTTTCCCAAGACAGGGTTTTTGGTTTTACTTTATATCAGTGTGCTACTCCCTACGTTGCCCCATCTCACGGTAGTGGGTCTGAAGGTTCTGGTGACGATGAGATCGGTGGCGGAGCTGTTAAATAATTGAGGAGGCTAGAACGATGGCAATAAAAACACCACAAGATTTAATTGATTATATTATGGAGACACCCTATAACGCTAATCCAAATATTTTAAGAAGTGCGTTAAGTGGTATGGAGGGTGGCGGAAGTTTAGAAGGAGATTACAATTGGGATGAAGCTCATAAACTAGCTTTATATCAAGAAGGCGATACCTCTTATTTTTTCAAAGAAGATATTGACATTATTAAAAATCGACTGCCCCATTTAATTATATTTATTAATCCAGATGAATCCAGAGATAGGCTTATCCTTGTAAAAAGTTTTAATGATGGAAATGATTTTAGATATGTTTTTCAAGATAGCACTTCATCACATCTAGAAAAAGATGGCTCTCAAATTATTGTAGAGGGACTTATTCTTACTTTAAATAATGATCGTTATGTAAGTGATGGTAGATAACTATTTAATTAGCAATCCTATCACAAAACCATCTATCTCTCGCCCTAAACTTTTCTTGAAATAAATCCCCAACCTTCTCCAACTTCTCAATCTCCCAATAAGGAATCACATAAATTCGAATCCCATGAGCGAGGCAATACGAAATTTTTCGTCTGTCTCGTTCTTTTTGTGCCAAAAAATCTTTTCTTGTCGGTTGAAACTTCTTCACTTGTTCAAAATGCTGCTTACCGTGAAACTCAATCACACACGGCGCGCCGCGGTAGTTCGAAAGGAAAAAGTCAAATCTGTAGCGTCCTTTTCCTAAATCTGGAAAACTTTTTTCTCTTTCAAACTTAACTTTTCCTTTTCTTAAAATTTCAATAATTTTTTCTTCACCTTTACTTGCTTTCATAATTTTATCCTCCCGTCTTATAAAAGTAGAGTTTTATAGATTGTTGTTCACTTATTTGTAGAAAGAAGTATTATTACTATTATTGGGAGGGTATTTAAATGTCTTTACAAGAAATGTCTGTATTCATGCAAGACGGACTAATCGGATTAGCAGTCATTTTGCTTGGTTTAATTCGTATTCCAAAGGTTGATTTGAATATATGGAGTTTATTGGCTAGATTTTTGGGTAAATCAATTAATGGAGAATTGATAGAGCGAATTGATAAAGTAGATAAATTACTGGAGTATCATATAAGTAAAACCGAGCAGGAGCGCGCGAACCAAGCGCGACAACGGATACTGCGATTTTGTGATGAGATTTTATTGGGAAAATTACACTCTAAAGACCATTATGACGAGGTATTAAACGATATAGATAAATATGAGACATATTGTCGTACCCATCCAGAATATTTAAATAATAAGGCAGTTATGGCTATAGAAGCTATTAAAGATTCCTATCAAGAAAGATTAGAGAAGCACGACTTTTTAGTCTATACAAGAGATTGATGGAGGGACTTATGCTATGCAAGAATTGCAATGGCAGAGTAATTCAATAGAGATAATCGAAGATAAAACCACTTAATTAATGAGATTGAGTGGTTTTTTATTGAACCAAAAGGAGAAATATATGAACAAGAACTATTACGGATACTGTGACACGGCCGCGGATATAGGTAAAAAGGTGGTCCAAGTCAGAGATTTAGAGATATTAGGACAAGATTCTCCTTTTCAAGAAGGAGATTTATTATCGGTTTATTTTTCTAATGGAAACACAGCTAGTGAAGTTTCCTTAGTTTTTACTGCTAGACAAGAAACGAACCAAGGCGTAAGTACCTCAAGTGATGAGGGGAAACAAGTAATCTATGCAGGTCCAGCTGTAGTAGCTGGTAATGGTGAATGGGGCAGTGGAGAAACGGTCTTATTTACTTATATACAACTTGGTGAAGATTCGACACAGTTTAGATGGGGTCAGGTGAATGAGTTTCATGCTTCTGAGCAAGTGTATGGAGTTACGAAGTTAGTAGACATTACCAAAGAAGAAATGATTGGTAATGATGAGGTTGAACCCGCAATAGCAAGTTGGATTGATGCGGCGGTTACTCCAGAAGATCAAACTACAGCGATGACACCAGCTACTTTGAAGAATTTCTTTGATTTGCTTTCAAAGCCATCTAGCAATCAGAAGATTGGACTATATTGGGAGCCTGGACTTGAAGGAACAAATGAAAAATTAGGTACTCTTTCTTTGAGAGGTGGACAAACAGAAGGCGGAAGTGTTATTGGAATTGACATTATGTATCCTTTGAGAGACAAGGTTATACAAATTATTGGAGATAAATATCCTACCTATACTGGTGAGCTGACTAATAATGGGGATAACAATGGCGGAAGTCGTGACAAGGCTAGTCAAAATATAAATGCAGAAAAATATATAACGAGATACCCGCCTAACAATATATATTTTAATGAAGGTAATGGACTTTATTATAACTACACCGATGATACCCCACCATCATCAGCACCCAGAATTATATTAGATAACGGTAGTGGGAGAATGATTATTGGAAAGAGTGATGCTCCTTCACAGGTTGGAGTAATTGAACTTCGAACCGGAACTAATAATGATCAAGGTGTTATAGCTAATGGAAGACTCAATGCAACATTAGGATTATCTGAATATAATGAACCCTTAATAGAGCGCTATAGTCCACAAATAAAAGTTATAAAAATACCCGCAGCTGGTGGCACATTCACAATACCAGTAAATGATACTTCAAGAAGAGGCACCGGTTTAGCCAGTGCACATATTCATGTAGATGTGACTGAAGTTGAAGGAGCTGAAGGTTATGTGCCTATTGGTGTGGTTGGATATAATGTTAACTATGCAGGTAGTGCAACTGGAGATGCTTTATATGCCAATGTTTGGGAGTGCCATTTATTGGATAATAACCAAGAAATAGAATTTTCTATATATAATATGAAAAATAAACCCATTACAGTTACAATAGATGTTTATGTACTATATAAGAAAAATATAGGAACCACCCCAAAAACAAACTAAAAGGAGGTCAAGGCGATGAAAGGAGATTTTCTTGGGTTCAGCTTCGACGGCATTCATTGCTCTGAACTCGGAATTACACATGTGAGTAGTAGTGACAGATATGATGAGGAACTTTTTCCAGAAGTTAGAGATAAGTCAGTTGAAATTCCTCACAATCATGGAGAATATTATTTTGGTAGTACCTATGGTACTAGAACCTTTGAAATAGATATAGCTTATGATTCTGTTACTGAAACTCAATTTAGGAATATAAGGAGACTATTTGGTCAAAATAAAATTTGTGAATTAATTTTTGACGAAAGACCATATAAAGTATACTATGCAAAAGTTGAAAGTCCAATTGAACTTTCATACATTTGCTTTGATGAGCAAGACAAGATTCCTGGACCTGCGCGCGATGGTGTAAGAGTTGCTAATAGGAGAACTGAAGAAAGAGAAAAAACAATAAGTGAAAGGGTAAGAGTTGCGGCGCAGTCTACTGTGGAATATGAAATGAAGGGTGAACCCGTTGGAGAACCACAGATTTCTACTGTTGATGATATAGGTATTGAAATAGATGGCACAACTATTATTTTAACAAATGGTTCAGATATGACTGGCCATGTAAATATTTCCTACACCTATATGGAATCCTATCAAGTCAATGAATGGGAACAAGTAACTCCTTGGGAGTATCAGTTTAACCCAGACGGCTCAAGAAAAATGCGCCGTATTTACAAGGGTGAAGGAACGATTTCACTTATTTGCTATTTTCCATTCGCGCGGCAGCTCTTCAAACAAAGAGAACTTTACGAGACAAGCACCGCCGCGCTAGTAGATATGGCAGTTACGGGTGAAGCTGCGGTTGACGATGGAAATGTGATTACGACATATGACAATGTTGATGAATGGATTGAATCGAGTGGGATTCTTACCACGGAAGAGTTTAATAGACGCGGCTTAGACATTGTACACACTAATGTAGTTGATGGGAATCTGGGTTGTAACGCTGAAATACCTGTGTATAATCCTGGCGATTTAAATGTTGGGTTCTGTTTATATATACCGTTTAACGAGGAAGGAAAAATACTTCCGAATAGTGGCAACTATACAATTATTAATGGTTTTAATGATATGTTATTACTAAAACCAATTAAAAGAAGACAGAGTCCTAAAAATGGTATGCAAGCTGACACAGGAATCTTAATCAATACAACAAACCATTTAATAGAAGGCGTCTATCTCGATCCAGTCACATATATGAAAGACCATCGTACACCCGGTTGGACAATAACGGGAACACTTTACAACGATGCAATTTGGCAAGGAGATTTCCCTTACATTAAAAGAAATGACTGGCAATATGACAATACTCAAGATTCGCAGTCTATTTATATAAATTGTCAACAAGCAAGCGGAATAAAGATTTATTATAACTATCTATATTTCTAGGAGGATAAAGGAGAATGGGCGAATTAAGAAAACCATATGAAATTTCCATTTGGGAAGACCGCCTAGAGGGAGAAGGAGAGAAAAGGTATTATAAAGAAGCTAAATTGGCTGTCATTGGTTCTGATAAAATGACATCGCCAAATAGAGCTTATAACCCCATTTTTCATGAGAATATAAATGGAGAAAAGACTTTAACCTTTACAATTACATATAAGTATTATGATGAATTACAAGGGGAACTTGTAGAAAATCCATTTTATGCTTATTTGATAAATGAAAGAAAGGTTAAGCTACACTATAATGATGAGTGGTATGAGTTTGTTATAAAGGAATGTGAAGAAAATTCTGAAAATTATGAGTTTACTTATACTGCTAAAGAACTTTTCTCTTTAGAGCTGTCAAAGGTCGGATATAATATAGAGTTAGACCAGTCTTTAAATAATAACCAAGGTACTGTTACAGAACTTGGTTGGAAGGCTATAGAAGGCACTGATTGGGTAATTGACGAGGAAAATTCGGATACGCTGCGGCAGTATGTGCAAGAGCCGTTATATCAATGTAAAGCGAGAAAAGCAATAGATGTAATAAATTTAGATACTCAAGAGCCTTTTACAATTTCTTCTGAAGAAATCGTCTACATTTTCTATAGCTATTTGAAGAATCAAATAAAAGAGAATGTGCAGCTGATTAGACAAAATGATAATCCAAGCGAACATCTCGATGATGACGGAGTTATCAAGTTAACTAACTATAGATTGGTAAATCCAGTTACATATACGGTTGTTGATGATAAAGTAACTGGTATAGATGAATTTGATATTCTAGGAATTTACAGTAGTAATCAAGGTTACCGTTTAGTCTATAAGCAACAAACTACTTACGATCCAGTAATGGAGCGCACCGTAGATTTATATAAGGCACAATATGAAGATGGTGAACAGGAAATCTATCATTATACAGATTATGATTATACGTCTTCTACAATTGTCACTTCTTACATGACCAACGGATATAACTTCAATGTCTTTGATAATGGTACGTTACAAGGATGGGATAATGCAACTACAGTTTCTCATCAAGACCATGTAACCTTATTTAAAGACTTTATTGGAGATGGAGAAGGAAAAGAATTTGAACTTCCAGCTGAACCAGAGAGCGGCCGCCCATTCGAAATTACAATAAACGGGACAATGGCCGCGGCCTCTACATATACACTTTCTGGTAAGAAAATCACATTTAATACCGCACCAGCGAAAGGCGCTAAAATTCTCGTAAAATATCAAGTTAGCGGCGCTGGTAAAGCACCAATCCTTCAGCCGATGCATTTAGTGACTTATCCTGACATTTCTTCTAGCGGAGATTTGACACTAATAAAGAATTTTTCAGAAATTAGTGGCTATCTTGAAATGAAGTTTAATGGAACGCTCGGCAACGGTTATGATAATGCTTACTTCAATAGTGGATTCAATGATAATATGATGACTATTGACCATATAGCAAAGGGTGAAAAGTTTGCTTTGAGATTGCGCTATATGGTTTCTGATACAAAACATGGAGATTTGGTTATTGATGATCCAACTTCAAATACAAACAAAGGTATTAGAGTTTTAGTAGCTAAATATGAAACAGTTGAACGAGAATATTTTCTTAATGAAAATGCATTTATTAAGGAAAACGGAACTCCGTCAAAGGTTAAGGCTTATAAGATAATTCCTAGTGAAGTTATTTTAGACTTTAATGGAGCTTTCCAAAAGAGCGAAAACATTATTAAAGACGGTATTTTCAACGACAATCATGACCGTTATATAATTGATAATGTAATTCAAGTTCCTTCTACTTTGTACTGTTATCAAGATAAGCGCGGTGGTGACTTATATGTTTGGGATCCGAAGAACGCGAAGTTTATTCTGAAAGATAATTCTTATGCAGACTATTATATTACAAGCGCGGCGGCGAATTACTCATATTCAAATGAGAGAATGCAAGATCCGAACTTCAAACTTGGCGTTTTTGTTTATACAAATGATTCTTCTTTGGTAGATAAATTTATTTATCTACAAGATATACAATTGACTCGCTACTATGAATATACAGAAGGCAATACGAAAAAGCCTGTAATAATGGGTAACGTTCCTGTGGCGCAGTCGATTCCAGTCGAGTACTTTTACTTAAAACCAAACACTGGAGCGAAGAAAGAAAGCATTAGCACTTATGGTTCTACTGAATCTTTAGCATTAGATTTGGGTATTGATCCTAGCTTAATTACTCCAGTTTATAATAAAAATTGTGAGAAGGTCTTATCAATTCAAGAAAGTCATTCTAATTGCTTCAACATTTTACAGAGTATTTGTGAAACCTTTGAGTGTTGGTTAAAGATTAGAGTTCCTCACAATGAAGATGGTTCTATAGTTTTAGATAAGGATAACAATCCAATTAAGAAAATTGCTTTTAAAGAATATGCAGGCAAAGATAATTTTGCAGGTTTCAAAAAGGGTATCAATTTAGATTCCATTACTAGAAATATTGATAGTAATGAAATTGTTACTAAAATGATAGTCGAGCCAGTCACTAGTGAATTTAGTGATAATGGAAGTATTGATATAGGCGTGGCTTCTTCGAATCCGAGCGGCCAGTCACACATTCTCAATTTTTCTTACTATGAGAATAGAGGGTTGATTGGAGATTTGGCAGCTTATAAAGAAGACTTAATGAATTATTATAGCCAGTTATTTGATTTGAATAAAAAAATTAGAGCCGCGGATAAAGAGTACACTGATGCCTCAGCCGCACTGCTCAAATTAAAATCCAATCAGACTGTATTTACTTCACTAATTGATGAAGCTAATCAGAAATATAACGATGCTATTCAAGACTTCCATGAGATTACTGGATATGACTATGAAGAGTATGTTAATAAGTATAAGACGATAGAAGAATGGGCAGAGGACGCTAACTACGATTTAACTAAAAATGATACAGTTGTAGACAAGATTGCGGATATATATGTATCAACCGCGGCAACAAACAACTATAGTGGTATTTTAACAAATGTAAATACAGAATACCATCAGAAAGACTTAGAGCTTAACGGCGCGAAGGAGTATACAGTTACTGTATCTACAATTCCTCCAGTAGAAGGACAGGTTGAAACGTATACTACACAAGTTACGTTTGATGACTATGTGAGTGGAGTCAGCTTTATCTTAGTTGCTGAAGGAGGAGGATATGTTACTTATCAGACTACTCCAAATGATAGAGTTTTTGAAATCGTTAGTGCAATAAAGTATAAAGGAATCAAATTCATCGGCTTGCCGCAAAACTACGAATTGAAGTATTTCGAGGGCGGCCGCGGTATTATTGAAGGCAACTACTATGCTCATGAATTTGAGATAGTTGATAATGTTAGTAATAAGCCTTATAGTAGACACTTCAAAATTCAGCCAACTAAGGAATATGCAGAACAATATCCCGGCAAATTAAAGGAAAGTGAGAAGCTTCGTGAAGATAAACTTAAACTAGAAAAAGATTTTTACAAAAAATATAGTCGCTTTATACAAGAAGGAACATGGAGTTCTCAAGATTATATCGACCCAGAACTCTATTATCAGGATGCATTACAGGTTAGCAGAACTTCTTCTCAACCAAAAGTCAGCTACACTTTCAATGTTATTGATGTAGTAGAACAGCCAAATTTAAGTGGTTATGACTTTAGAGTTGGAGATAAGACATTCATTGAAGATGTTGATTTCTTTGGTTATGTACACTTTTTGCTGTCAGACAATAAGTGGCATAGAACTCCAGTTAGAGAAGAGGTTGTTGTTTCTGAAGTAGAGTGGCATTTAGATGAGCCTGATACAAATGTAGTTACAATTCAGAATTATAAAACTCAATTTGAAGATTTGTTCCAGCGCATTAGCGCGAGCGTTCAAACCGCGCAATTCAACGAAGTTACTTATCCAAAGACCTCTCAAATTTTAGATTTGAATGGATTGATTAATACCTCTTTACTGACAAATTCTTTAAGTGCAGTAGGAATACCTGGCGCAGCTTTGACAACCAATGGAAGTGTTAGAGCTACTGAAGATGGATTGTTAATTAGAGACTTGGTCAATGGTGCGAATGTAGTTAAATTGGCAAGTAATGGAATACAGCTTTCCACAGACGGCGGCCAGTCGTGGACAACTGCAATCGCAGCTAATGGAATTTCCGCGGATAAGCTAACTGCGGGAACAATTAATACGCAGAATATATGGCTGATGGACGGAGATAATCCGAGTTTCCGTTGGGATAAAGCTGGATTGAATGCGTATGGTCTTAATGCAGATGGGGATGCAGCTTATGATTTAAGGACTTATGTACGTTTTGATAAGTATGGTCTTTACGGTATTAAGAATGATGAAGATTTTGTTGCAAATTCTCTTGAAGATGTGAGAGACAAGGGATTCTTTGGAATTACTTGGGATGGATTCTTCATTAAGAACTCCTATACTGATGGTGAAGTTAGTATTACTTCTGACGATGATTTTGTTGTTAAACAGAACAATAAAAATAGAATTAAGATAGGTGCTGTCGAAAAAGATGGTAACGGCGCGCCCACTAAGTATGGCATCAACATTTTCAATGACGATGGAGAGTTGGTATTTGATACTGGCGATGATGGGAATGTTACAATTACTGGTAGAATTAATGCGCTGGCTGGTGAGTTCAGTGGCTATGTGACGGTTGGTGATTCAAACAGTACTCATATTGCGATTGATGGAAGTACAGATAATCCAACTATTAGTTCTTCAAATTATACGCCAAATGGACAGACAGGTTGGATTATTGATAGTAATGGTGATGCAACTTTCTCAAACGTATCGGTGCGCGGCGCCATTAAGACTGCCGTGTTTGAATATGAGGAGATTCAAGCTGTAGGTGGAATTTTCTTATTTAGACCTTCTTCAACGATTAAAACGGCAACCTATACTCCGTACTATAAAGAGGTGCAAGTACCGAGTGAGGATGGGTCAGTTGAAACTGAGCTGGTTGAGACTTATATCAATGAGTCTACAACTCCACCGACTTATGCAGATTTGATTGTGACGGTAGAGACTCCGTTACAATTTAGACTTAATGATTGGTGTAAGATTAGCAACTATAATTCAGAACCAAGTGCCGCGATAAATGACGGAGGATTGTCTCATATTTATAAAATTTCTGAAATTAGTGGTGGGTCTACTGATCCAGAAACTGGTGAGACAACGCCAACTCAAATTCATCTAGCGGGTGCAACTAAGCTATTAGACGATGTGCCGATTGAAGAAATTGTTGGCGGCGCGCTCATTAGTTTCGGAAACTATGATGATGTAGATGAGCAGGTGCTTTCAAACAATTATGGAATCGGAGTCAACAGCTCTGATAATTTTGTTAACTTGCCAGCAAGAGCAATTAGCTTATTTGAGACAACTATAAATCCGAATAATACGATTAAGGTTTCATATAATTATAGAGGTATACTTGGTACTTTACCACCTAGAAGAAGTTTAAATGTAGATGATACTATATATCAGCATATGGCAGATACTCAAGGCATCTATACTGATAATATGTACATTGGTGATGATAATCAATATGTTGCTTTTTATACTGAAGGTAATAATAAGAAGCTGAAAATTAAAGCTTCTGAATTAATGTTTGAGGTTGGCACTGATCCACAAACTCAAGAACCAGTATATAAAGATGTTAATGAAATTGAAAGTGGAACAACAGTTACGGTTTACTCTACAATGGGTGGAGATTTTACCCAAGAAAATGATAGCGGAATTATTTTTGCAGTTGTTACACAGGGAGAGCAACAGCTTAATGAGATGCCGCTTAGAGTAAATTTTGGAGAAGGTTTGCCAACGACTGCAAGTCCTGGAGAATACTTTGTTCAGGTAGCTAAGTTATCTTTAAGTGATGATAGAAAACAGGCAATTCTTTATAAAAATACTGCTAGTCAGAGTGGTACGCCCACTTGGGAAGAAGTAGTCGACACATTTAAATATACTTGGACTTTCTATGATGCTGAGGGAGAAGAGATTACTTCTGGCGCGCCTTATCAAGAGGATAGTAGTGGAGATAAAACGAGAAATAAATGTATCTATGTAGATACAAATTTAGTTACGGAAAAAATGGTAGCTAATGTAAAAGTAGAAATACCGGAGTAAGAAGGAGAAAGAGATGAAAGTTGTAAATGGTGGAATAACTATTAGAGATTTAAGTGATATGGTTGGGAAGAGCTTGAGTGAAAAACTCAAGTTCTTCTGGATCAATAGTACAGGAGTTCACGCGGCGGGTGGAAAAGAGACGAGTGGAATACCATTTGATCCAAGCGTGGAAAGTACGTATGGATTTAATATGCTATTGAATCCGAGTTCTTTGTCTTTGAGGTATGATGGGGCGGATGTTATTAAAATGGGTGGTAGTACAACTACGCCAAGTATAGATTTTTATACTCTTACTGCAAATAATGGAAGTTTTCAGATTAAGCAAAAAGGATTAAGTATCACTAAAGATAAGCTTGCTTTTTATTCGCCACTTCCAGATGGTACAAGCAGTGATCCATTTGAATCTTTAGCAATAACTTATGATGGTATAAACTTTACTGCGATGAAGCCTGTAACTTCTACCGTCCACGTTCCTCTCAATGTTGGTTATATTGGAGCTAATTTATGGCGGATGGGGTCAACTTCAGAAGCCAATACTAGAATTAGTTCGGATGCTATAAGTTTTTTCAATCTTGATACTTGTAGAGGTAGGATATACTATGGAAATTATTCTAGAGATGGCTTAGAAGAACAACAATTTGTTGTGGAGAGCGGGGCTTCAAGTTTAAGTCAAAATATACATGTACATAATGATAACTACTTATCTTCAACTTTTGAGTGTGATTTTACTATTACCTTTGTAGACAAAGACACTGAAGAAGAAATATTGGTTGTTAATAAAGACCCCTCTTCTGAAACACCATATAGTGTTACTGGGGAGATTCCTCATGAAGATGCTTCAATTGACACAGGAACTTTTGATTTTACATTTACGATGATAATGATTGAAGTAGAAGCCCCTCTTCGTTTGAGCTTCAATTTCGAAAAAAATGATCCACAAGTAAAAGCTATTATTGATTTTAGGTTTTCCTTTAAATATGCCATTCCGGGGCCGCATTATGAATTTGGTTCAAATGTTCAAGCTACTGGTGAAAATGCCTTTGTTACTGGTTTAGGGAACATAGCTAAAGCTGATTATCAGATGGTTATAGGAAAATACAATGAACCAGATGAAAAGGCTTTGTTTATTATTGGTAATGGCACTTCTTCAGAAAGAAAAAATGCTTTTTGGATTGATGAAAATGGTTTTTTAAATACCATGGAAAATTTTGAGATTATCGTAAATCAAAAAACGTTAATGACCTTCAATTCTGATAACATTATATTAGGAGATCAAGATAACTTCTATTTATCTTTAGGTTACAATACTTTACAAGCTATAGACTTAGAACAGAATAATTATTTTGAAATTTCCGATTTAAGAAATAGAGACGGTTCTATTGAAGAAGAATTTATTGGAGATGGTCAAAGCACTATTTTTAAAACTTCTAATAATATAAGAACAGTTAAATCAGTTTATGTAGATAACATCCCTGTAGAATTTTCATTACTAAGTATACAAGATAGTCTTCCATATATAACGATTAGGTATGTTGTAGCTCTAAATGAAGCCCCTGCTAATGGAGCAATTATTAAAATTATTTATACTTCCGATAGCTATAGCAAAATCTATACATTAGGAATAAGAAAAAAAGGAACTGGTGTGATTAGAGGCGGAATGTCAACATGTGAGGGTTTTAATAATGAAGGTAGTGGGTTCCTTTCTCATGCAGAAGGAAAAGGGAACATTGCTAAAGGACAATCCTCTCATGCTGAAGGAGAAAGAAATACAGCTATAGGTAACATTTCTCACGCTGAGGGATATGAGACAGAAGCATCTGGTCTATCATCTCATTCGGAAGGTGGAGATACAAAAGCTATAGGAAGTTTTTCTCATACAGAGGGATATGGATCACAAGCTCAAGGATATGCTTCTCATGCGCAAAATACACATACTTTAGCTACAGGAAATGCACAAACCGCTATAGGTACTTATAATGAACCAGACAATTCAACGACTACAACTCATCCAAATGGGGATGTAAACTATAAAGAGTTTGCTTTTATAATAGGCAACGGAACTCGCTCTGCTACGTCTAATGCTCTTACTGTAGATTGGAACGGTAATGTCTGGCATCAAGGTGATGGCGAACATATCTTTACCTCTTCTGAGATACAAACAACACCCTCTTCTACCAATATAGGTCAAGGTGTTTTACAAGGTGAGCAATGGGTTGCTAAATATGGAAAAGTAGTCCAAATTGCAATAAACTTTACCTGTGGTGCAACAGGCGCGGGTGAAAATTGTATTGAAGGTACTATTTCCAATACAGACTATCTTCCTATTTTAGGAGCAATGGGGTCTGGATATTTTGGAAGTCATTCTCTTGTATTACTAGTCCGCGCAGATGGAACTTTCGCAATACGAAACGCTTCACCTAGTACCGTGACCTGTACTTCTAATACAACAATACGAGCAACTTATATAACAGCTTAAACCTATAAGACCACTTCGGTGGACGATATGGGTGGTTCATATGGATATAATGGTTCTGATTTTGGAAACTCTTATATGTATTATGACCCTAGATATGAACAGAGCCAGACTTATTCGATGGCAAGAGGTTATTCACGTCATGGAAGTTCTAAACCAGAAATGGTAGAGGAATTAAAGCAGATGATGGAAGGCACTAATGATCCAGCTATTAAGGCCGCGATTTCTGAAGCTATTCTTAAAATGAATAAGTAAGATAAGAAAAGTGGGTTCTTTATGAATCCACTTTTTTGTATCTCATAAGTTTATAGTCTTGTCGGATAAACTCCACTTATTTAAGAGAAATAATTTGCGGAGGTTTAACAATGATTACACGTGGTACTACACCTTATCATACCTTTATTTTACCTCTTAAAACAGAAGACATAAAGGAAATTTATATAACATATCTTCAGAATGATGAGGTTATACTAGATAAATCAACCTCTGAAATTACTGAGATAATTAATATAAGTGATTTATATGAGAATGCATCAATTGAAGAAGTTCCGGAAGAACTCAGAGATTGTATGGACGAGGATGCTTGCCGTGTTACTCTTCATTTAACTCAAGAAGATACTCTTAAATTTAAATTCTATCCCGCCGCAGAAAAGAATATTGCGGTTATACAGATTAGAGTTTTGATGAAAGATGGAGAAGCTTATGCTTCCGATCCTTTAAGAGAAAGAATTTTCGGAGTTTTAAAAGACGGGGTGATTGGCGGTGAGTAGATCGGATCGTCCTTTTAGAGTTTCTTTTTTTAATTCGGGTTCGAATTTGAAGAAGGTTACTTTACAGAAAACTTCTTCTACTTTAGAAGTTAAGAAAGAAAAAGAAGAAGAAATTAAAAAAGTCTCTATTGTTAAAAGCAATTCAGAACCAATTGATGTAGGATTGAATGAGTCTTCTACTACATTGGAAGTAAAAACTGGGGTTAATGAACCAGTAGAAGATGTCTACTATGATGAAATTATAATTTATGACGGTGGAGGCGTTGACGGTTATGAAAAAGAAATGCAGACATGTCAAGGCGATAATACAATTTAGGCGAGCCACCGAGAGAGAATGGGTTGAAGTTAATCCTATACTGCGCGCGGGCGAACCGGCGCTGAGTACGGACGTCATGAAGGTTAAGGTCGGTGATGGGATTCATAACTGGCTTAGCCTAGATTATATAGATAGAAGTGGCGGAGATTCGGTTGATTTTATTTATACGACTGAGGGATTGACTGGACAGGAGAATAGACTTTATATTAATAAGACAGATGGAACTGCGCTAATTTGGAACGGAGAAGGTTTTGAGGAATTAGAGAGTAGTTCTATCGATGACTTAAAAATTAGGATGGGCAAAGCTGAGGACGATATTATTGTTCTTACAGAGAAAATTGATAAAGGCGCGGATAAGAATTATATTCATAATCAACAATCTGCTTCAGACTTATGGACAATCGTACATAATTTAGGAAAGTTTCCATCTATTACAGTTGTTGATAGTGCAGGAACAACAGTTGTTGGAGAGATTGTTTTGCAAACGGAATCTCAAGCTATTATAAAATTTAATGCACCTTTTAGTGGAAAAGCCTATTGTAATTAAGGGAGGAAAACATGGATTATTTAGTTAATCTTAATTTAAATAAAAATGAATTACAGAACGCTGTAATCCAACCGCTGGCCGCCGAGCCATCGACAGGAAAGTTAGGGCAAATTTACTATAATAGTGCGGATAAGCTGATGTATCAGCACGATGGTACAGCTTGGATTGCTGTGGGTAAAGGAAAAGTTACAGATGTACGTAAATATGACGGTACTTCTGTTGTTGATTCTTCTACTGGGATAGCGACGCTTCCTACTTTTGTTTTTAGTTTACCAAAAGGCGAAGATAGCGGCGCAACGTATCATGTTATAGAGGAAGGAAATCTCTATTTTGTTAATAGTGATGGAGAAATTAGTCTTTTTGCAACTAAAATTCCAACTCAAGGATTACAACAATATAACATTACTGGAACTATTAATTCAGTAGCTTTAAGTAAAGTTACTGGAGCAGATGATTTAAAAGCAATTGAAGCTTTAACTGGTACTAGTGGCCTTTTAAAGAAAACCGCGGCAAACACATGGACATTAGATACAACTGCTTACTTAAGTTCACAATGGACAGCTCGTTTAATTACTGGTTCAGCCAACAATGATACATCGACTAAAGCTGGTGGTTCAAATTCTGTCTATTTAAATTTAGTAGAAAATAATACAGTACGCGATGCACATCAAATTGTTGGTTCTGGTACTGTTACTGTCGCATCTGATGCAAGTGGTAAAATTACAATTAGTGGAAGTGCGCATCCAACAGCTGGTACTACAGCTACGGCAGTATCGACAACTGCTTCTGGTGGTAGTGCAACAACTTGGTCAAAAAGTGACCACGTTCATAGCATTTCATTAGCTACTGGTGATTCGAATGGTCAAGTAAAGATTGCGGGAAGTAATGTTTCTGTTAAGGGATTAGCTGCCGCAGCTTATAAAGGAGTAGTCACTTCGGTTGATACAAGTGGTAGTTTACCGACTTCTGGCGCGGTTAAAACCTATGTTGATAATGCAATCTCTGGCTTACCTGAACCAATGTTATTTAAGGGTTCAGTTGGTACTGGTGGTACAGTTACTTGGGCAAACTTACCGGCGGCCGCAGCTGGTAATGAAGGTTGGACTTATAAGGTAATTACAGAGCATACGGCTGAAACAGGAAAACCCGCTGCAAAAGTTGGGGATACAATTATCTCAACTGGCTCTGAATGGGTTGTTATTCCTTCTGGTGATGAGCCGTCTGGTACAGTTACGAGTGTAGGTATTACTAATGGTGGATTAATTTCTGTAAGTGGAAGTCCTATTACTACATCTGGTAGTATTACTTTAACTCACGGAACACCAACTGGCGCAGGAACTAAGACATCTGGTTTCTATAAGTTTAGTACAGATGCATATGGTCACGTTAATGGTACTACGGCAGTAGCTAAGTCTGATATTACTGGTTTACTTGGTAATTATGTAACAAGTGTTAATGGTTCAAGTGGCGCGGTCACAATCAGTAATGCAACTCAATCCGTAGCTGGTCTGATGAGTGCGACTGATAAACAAACACTTGATACTTTAAGCGCAGCTTCACAGGGCGCGCTTGTAAGTGGAACACTTACAATCGCAAAAGATGCAACTTCAGTTAGTGCGAGCGCAATTGCTAGTAAGCTGATTTCTTGGCAGGCTTATCAAGGTGGCGCGGCAGTTATAGTTGACTATGATGGTTCAGCTTTCTCTGTTGCGGAAGCAGCAACAAGTGCCATTACAATTAAGTACATTAAAGTTGTATAAAATTTGACTTTTAGTTATATTTATGTAATAATATATATAAAGGGAAGATTTATCTGCCCTTCCCAGTGAATGGGAAGGGCTTTTTCAATAGATACGGAGAGTTTTAAATGAAAAATTTTGGGAAAATAGTTGACCCCAAAGACATGGTCACTAAGGAATATGTGGATAAGTTTCTTCCATTAAGCGGTGGTCACGTGACGGGGTCGGTGACTTTTGGAGACTCAATTACCGTAGATGAGGCAACTATTGGAGATTTTGTTGTAAATGGTAATGCGAGTTTTACTAATAATATACAAGCAAATAAAATTAATGGGGTTACGGTAGGAAATAATCCGAAGTTTACGGACACGCTTGCTACTGCGACAACTACAGGAAGTGGTAATGCAATTACTGCTGTTTCTGCTACGAATGGGGCGTTGACTTTTACTAAAGGGTCTACTTTTTTGACTTCTCATCAAGACATCAGCGGTAAAGCCGATAAGTCAGCTACCGTCTCTACTGTAGCTTATGATTCTACTAATAAAAAAATTACAAAAACCATTAATGGCACTACAACAGATGTAGTAACTGTTGCTACTTTAAAAACAGATCTTGGTTCAATGCCAGCATCGGATGTGTATAGCTGGGCTAAAGCTTCGAGTAAACCAACATATACAGCTTCTGAAGTGGGAGCACTTCCAAATAATACGACTTACGTTTCGACAATTACAACTGCCGCGGGTACGCATAGTACGATTTCGAATAAGTCTGGTGCGGTTAGTTTTAATGTACCAACAAAGACGAGTCATTTGACTAATGATAGCGGATTTATTACTAATGCGGGAGTTACTGGAGTTAAAGGTTCTGCGGAAAGTTCATATAGGACTGGGAATGTGAATTTGACAGCGAGCAATGTGGGGGCAGTGGCAGCTGGGCAGCCGCTGTTTACCACAAATCCATTCATGCCATACGACCATGGCTCGCGCAGTCTTTATATTTCCAAAATAGATAATGCTTTTTATGCCGCAGATAAGAGATTCAACATTTCACTTGTAAACAATGGGACGAGTGCGTCGCCGCATCCTTTATTCGACGGCGATTACGAATCTGGTGTCGATGTTGGCGCTGACAAAACAGCGACCGTCACATTTGATTTTTCAGAGTCGAGCGAGGGAAAGTTTCCGGGTTACCCTTATGGATATATTTACGTAAGTTTTTATTACGTAAACGCTCCGAAAACAATCACCGGAAGGGTCTACAACACATATGCTTCACAGGGTGAGGGGTGGCATGATCTTACGTTCACGAGAGTGTTGTCGTCTGCGCAAAGTGAAAATGTATACGCTGCGAGACAAGCCTATTACGGTTTACAGACGTTAGAGATCACGGTTACCGGTGATGGTTCTAACGCATCCGGTTATACTCGCATCACCCAGATAGAAATGTGGCTGGACAGACCAGCGCCCCAAAGAACCCCGTTTGTTTCGAAGTATTCGCCCGAAACGCTTTACTACGATCTCACAGCGCCAAAATTCATCGGAGCGTTGCAGGGGAACGCGGACACGGCTACTACCGCAGGAACCATCACAAGCACCCTGCCAGTAAGTAAAGGCGGAACAGGCGCGACCTCTGCAGTAGGCGCGGCAAATAATATTCTCTCAGGTCTTCCGGATTGGTCAGCCGACCCGACAGACACAACAAAACTTATTCGAAAAGATACTGGGGGAACAGCATCTTTTGGACAGGTAACATTTTCCACTGTATGGAACTATATCAAAGGGAAGATTAGCAGCGTCCTCGGACTGACCGCAACGAACTACGGAGGGAAAGCGGCAACCGCAGGAACCGCCGACACCGCCACGAACGCGACGAAGGTCAACAACCACACCGTCAACGCGGACGTACCATCAAACGCCGTGTTCACCGATACGACCTACGAAAGCAAGGCGGCAGCATCCGGCGGTACGGCTGTTTCGCTTGTAACGACGGGAGAAAAGTACAACTGGAATAACAAGCAGAGTGCGCTCGTATCCGGAACGAATATTAAGACGATAAACAATCAAAGTATTCTCGGATCAGGAAATATTAATATCTCTGGTTCCGGATCAGATCCGGCAGCCTTATGCGCTACTGCCATTGAAGGGGAGGGAGATTACTCATGGGGTCTTCCATATATGGAAGATGAGCACGGAAACTCCGGCGAGCTCATAACGACGAATGCACTGATAATCAACGGAGGGGACATCCCAACAGTCACTACCGTCCTGACACCAAATCTATCTGCGTCAACCGGGACAAAAGTATCAGCCGAAATGCGGAAATACGGGAATGTTGTACAACTGACCTTGACATTCAAAAACACCTCATCCGTGGCAAGCGGAAGCAACGTATTTGCGGGAACGCTGAATACCTACAAGCCGTCGCAGTTGATCAACGGCGTGTGCTATTACTCGAATCACGCACTGGTCATGTCGATAAATACGGCGGGAAGTATCGTCATAAGAAACGCAGGCAACACCGCAGTAACGTGCTCTGAAAACACGACGATCGGTGCAACCTGGATTATATAGAGGAGGTAATTGAATGTCAAAAGAACAAAAAATAGTAGCCATTTTCGCAGGTCATGGCTTAGGCACAAATGGCTTGTGGGATTCTGGCTGTACATATAAAGGCTATCAAGAGGCAAAGTTAGTAATGGCAATTGTTAAGTCCGCAGCTTATTACTTAAGAAAGAGCGGAGTTAAAGTCATTACAGACTATAAGACAAATAACATTAACATGATTAAGCAAGTTGCTAAAGCCAATAAAGCAGGTGCAGATGTATTTGTATCTGTACATCTCGACTACAAGCGCGCGGCAGCTGGTA